ACCCCTTCGAGCTCTAAATCAACATGAACCTCTAATAATGTGTATTCATTGTAGTCACTAGTCGGTCTGCTGAGCCCTTGTAACTCATCTAGCTTTTCTTTAGCTTCGTTATACTCAATTTCACCAGCTGAACCAATGTCAAAATCACGATAAACACCGTTAAGTTGCATTTTTCTGATGTCATTGCCTGTCATCGTGATGACGTGAGTTGTTCTTGGGCTAGTTTCTAGGTTTGTTGTGTCATAACTGACTACTAAGTTTTCTGCTTTTACAAAAGGTGAGGTGGCTCTACCGAGCAATGAATCAAAATATACTTTTTTGAATGCGCTACCAGCCAATGGTAAATAAAATAACAGACTATCCATATCTGGATCATATTCTTCCATGACTTCTGTTATCTGGTAGTTCATATATTCCTTGACACGTTTACACTGTGCTTCTAGCTCAGGGTTGTCAAGTCCTACCATCTTCGTACTCACGGGTCCATTGGCTGGTAGCAATTCTTTATAGGCTTGTGCCTGAAATTGAGTTGCGGCTTCTGCAAGTAAAGGGTGAGTGACCCCACTTGCTCCTGGGAATGGTGTGTCACGTTCTTCTGATTTTATGCCTAGTAAATCTAGACCATTAGAAAAAGTTTGTAACCATTCATCACGGGATTCTTTATCTTCTTCGAATGCTGCGATTAGTTCGTTTGATATTTCACCAAGTTCACTTGGGTCTAAAACTAAAGCAAGGTTTGAGTTGTGTTCTGTTTCTAATGCTTCTGTATCATCAACAGGTAACATTTCACCATTGCTTCCTACTTGAAATTCTACACCACCATCGTCATTAGCTTCTTCTAATTCTATAACTAATTCTTCTTCTGACGTTATGGGGTTTTCCTTTTTAGGATATCTTTGTGCTTCTATCGCCATGGTTCTCCTTTATAGGTTATCAATAATAACTTATTTTCTTCCGATATAAAACTTCTTCTTCGTAATCACTTGGTAGTTGTACAAAGCCACCTTGTCTAAATCTCATTAAAGCTTGTGTAGTTGAGTCTACTAAGTCGTCGTGATCTCCTGCTGGGAATGCCGCACATTCTTCTATTACATCTTTTGCCCAGTTAGTGTCAGGATACCAAACCATGCCAGACTCGAACAATGGAGCACAGGCATTGACCCTTGCTACTTTGTCGTTGCCTTTTGATGGCGTGTAGTTTTGTACAGGTATACCTACGTTCCGCAGTTCTTGTGTAAGTGGCATACCACTGGCTTTGCCTTCTATGATCACTACGTCAGGTTCCCAGTGTTCGTACTGCTTGAAGGCTTGCCCTTTCAGTTCAGGGAAGTTGTACTTACCTTTGACTACATCTAATAATATGATATGTGGAACATCGCCGTTGTAAATTTCTTCACCGCCTAGTCGACCTTCTGGATAAAACACACCCCATGTTGTGATAGCTGAGTAATCCGCAAGCTCTGATTTTAAAAACGCAGTATCGTAACTTTGTATAATGTAATCAACTTCTGGTGGTCTTTCATTTGGCCATTCTTTCCACCACTCCCTCTTTATAAGTGCGCCTTCTTCTGATGAAGGGTTCTGCATATATTGTGCGTGCCACTTTGGTCCACCTCTTAATGAAGCTTTTACACTTTCCATTTCTTCTAGTGACCAGTACTCTGGCCATAGTGGATTACCGCTGGGTAAAATAGCAGGGAGCTCGATAAGTTCCCACTGATCCGCTTTAGGATCGCGAGCTGCATCTTTGAGTAATCTACCTGTTAAGTCGTTGACGTTCCATCGCGTCATAACTATAACGATACTACCTCCAGGCTGAAGACGTTGTCTTGGTCCAGAAGTATACCACTCGTATACATCGTCCATGGACTTTGGGTTAAGAGCATCTTGCTCTGAGTGGGGGTCATCAATAATAAATAGATCCGCACCACGTCCAGCTAACGCACCGCCCACACCAGCTGCATAATATTCACCTTTAAGTTTAGGGTTACGTTTATCTTGTGTTTCCCATTTACCTGCTGCCTTGCTATCTGGGTTAATAAGTACGTTGTCAAATATCTTTTCGTAATCTTCCATTAACATAAGGTCACGAATCTTTCTACCAAATTTTACAGCAAGGTCTGCGGTGTGGGTTGCTTGTAGTATTTTGAGCGACGGATTACGACCCACGAGATACGCAGGAAAGTAGTGAGACGCAAACTCAGACTTCGTGTGCCTTGGTGGCATGTTTATAATAAGTCTTTTTATTTTACCGTCGGCTATACGGTCAAAGGCTTCTGCCATTTGTTTATGATGAGCACCTTCCACGAACGATGGCCACTGGGTTTTGACAAAAGATAAAAACTTAGATTGCGCACCTTCTACTCTTTTGAGTTCTTGTAGCCTTTCTGAAAGTTCTAGGTGTTCTTTTAAAACATCTTCGGGTAATTTTTCAAGCTCGGGGCGAATAGTCATGCAGCGATCTAATACTTGAGAGTCATGAGTGATGAATTTACTTTACCGCCAGAGTTATATTCTTTTTTAGAAAACTCTTCTATAAAGTCTTTTAGTCTGTTGAAGGGTATTTCTTCTGTTATCTCTAAATTTTCTGGGTCTAGGGATAACACAGTTTCTGATTCTCCTTTCATTTTTCTAGGTGGAAACATTATTGAATCGTAGTCGAGTTCTTTTAACCTATCAGCAACATTACGAGAAAAGTTTGATGGTAATTTGTATACACTGCCTGGACCACCACGCAACATGGTGTCTAGTTGATACTCTGTACGTTTTGGACCAGTGCCTGTTCTACTTGGTCGAGAAACATAGTTTAGCATGTCTTCTAAACTTTGTTCTGTTTCTTTAGGCATATTTTCTATATCGAGTGTTCTCTTAAAATTAGGGGAAAGTGCATAAGCTGAACCTTTTTCAGAAAAAGAGGTAAGTCTTGGATCGGCTACATCTTTTACAGTATAGATACCGCCTGAACTTGGATTGCGTTGCCCTACCTGCAGTTTATTCGCTATGTCTTCAGGGAGTTTTAAACTTTCGATTCCTTTATTTCTACTGCCGTGAAAAATTATTTGTTTATTTAAATTTTCTGCTAGTTCTTTGCTAGCATCTTTTGGTGTGTTGTTAAGTATTAAATCGTCTAACTGCTTTTGAGCTGTGACCTTGGCTTTTTTATGTTTGGTTGCTGCAGTGTTTGCTGCTGATTCACCTGATTGTGCGTTTCTTGTTTCTCTTGCTTCATCAAACTCAGCTTTCTTTATTTTGTTTTGTAATTTTTCTGCTTTTTTAAAGAGTATAGTGCCAGGAATAAAAGGTATGAGACTTGCGCCTATCATTGTTGTGCCCATCAACTTATCACCTTCTTTAAACATAAAGCTTCCTTCTCGTACACCTTGTACATCACCAAGTATTGGGATAAAGTCTGCTAGTGTTGTAAGTTTGTCAGCTGTGTTTTGTGCAGAATAATTACTGATTCCTGTTTTCTTAAGCAGGTTCGCAAGACCTTGTTGAGTTCGCTCTATTGGCGAGGGCTCGTAAGGTAAGATCTCTTGTTTAGTTTCTGTAGCCATTAATTTTTTGCAAAAAATTTTTTAAACAGTGTGTTCTGTGCATATAGTGTAGTCTAGCTAACCTAAAAAGTAAAATCCTATTCTAATGTCAATCAAAAACTCAGCCTGTAGCCTTATATATAGTCGTTCTCGAATAAGGGGGGGCGGGGGGTAAATAAATCAGGGTTCGTGGTGGGTTCATATAGTAGGCGTAAAAAAGGGTACTTGGTTCAAGTACCCTTAATCCCTACTAAGCTACTTGGCTTCTAGGGTAATAAATCCCGTAGCTAAATCGTACTTAATTCCTGCTGCGTCTATCTGCCTAGTAGTAAGTGCTTCGGTCACCGTCATACCGTTCAGGGCTACGTGGCGCTCAGCGTTGTGTGGCGCCCTAGCTACCTTACCCGTAGCTGTATAAATCAAGTCACCGTTCAGTCCGCCTAAGTTCACTTTAACTTCGGTCTTTTTATTAGTAGTAGTTTTCATAACTTTTCCTATTTACGTTAGTCGTAATTAACTAACTAAGGTCATATTATCCTAAGTAAAGTTTAAAGTAAAGTATTAATTAACCAACATCAATAAATAAATAATCGTTCAAAATTTAATCAATCGCGTCCGTGTTCCGATTGCGATCGCATTGTGATCATGGACCATGGTGCACTTGCGATCATTATAGGCATATGCGCAACGCTTTTTGGATTACCATCAGTTATCTAGACAACGGGTTTCTGATTACCTTGTCAATGTGTTGTGATATAATGACCATGGACTATTGGCTATTGGCTGGCAGTCTACAATCCACGGATCACGGTCCATATCTCATAGCTTTTTCACCCTTGTCTGTCTGCTCGGGTCAAGTTAGTTCTATATATAGTGTCAGGAGTTCATGTAACTATCGTTCGTAATCTCTTTCCCATGCTTTATGTTACCTTATACATTGGTACCAACCTATTACCACGAACCACAGTCCACATACCTATTACCTTGCTTTAGCCAATAGGTCGCTAATACCCTAGCCAATAACCCAAGATAAACGAGTAGCTAAGAGGTATACAAGGAACACCCTATTACCTTATTGGCAAATCAGAGATATTTTACGAAACTAAGAAAGTAAAATTGGTGAGAAGTAATATAGAAACAGCGTGACCCAGAATGGTAGAAGTACCACGAGCCACGCTAAACTGTTCAGGATATGTTCAAACTTGATCATTCTCAAGGGCAACTTGGAAGCATATATCACATAAGTAATGATCTAGCTCACTATCTAGATAACTTAAACCCAGATTTTCGGTTATACGGTCAAGAGGGGTATGAAGCTTATTAGTAGTCATGTGAGTGCTAAAACCACTTACAGTTTGAAAGTATTGGTGTTCCATAACCACATACACAGGTTCTTTAGTAACGGGGCGAACGTTTTTACCAAACATGGTAGTTTTTACTTCATCACTGAGTAAAGCAAACTGCGTAGGGGTGAGTTGTAAAGCGACAGTTGCGCCAGTTTCCTCACCATATTGAGCATATATACAAGGTATATAGCCAGCGGTTGAACGCTCATAGATACCTTTATTAAAACCTAGTAGGCGATCAGCCACACATTCTACAAAGATATCTTCAGCATTAATTAATGAGTAACGTAGTTGGTAAAACTCGTTGTGGTGTTCACGGATAGTGTCGACCACAGGTTTTACATAATCTACATATTTTCTAAAAGCGGTAAATGATATTGCCATAATTTATTCCTATATTTATTAAACTTACTAGATAAGTATAGCTAAGAGCCTACTGATCACTAGGCTTAGTCATAACGTTCACTAAAGTTTTAACACCCCACAGAGCGTAACGATCAATAACAGGAATGGTAAACTTATAATATTCAGTGAGGGCACTAGCTAGTGAGCAACCATTCATAGATAATGCTATATAGATATCTCTTTGATCAAAAGACTCACCAGCATACACATCACCATAACTTAACTGAATGATATTATAACCACTATCAGGAATGTCGTTGAGCCACGAAGAATCATACACGGTATGAAACCGATCAGGTAAGGACTCATCAATGTCGTCACTAAAACCATGTTCCTCATCAAAGTGCCACCACAAATCACTATGACAATCAGTGAGTAGATCATTAACTATATTTACCACTCGGTCTTGCTCGGCACCTGGAGAAATGATTTCTCGTATATTGTACTCTGCCTCTTCTTTAAAGCGTAAGTACCAACCATTTTTTACTTGTTCATTCATAACATTTTCCTTATTTAATTAACTATATAAGTATAGCTATGACCTTATTGATCACTATAGGCGATCCCGTATATCACTAATAATTTTACCAGTGAGAGCTCCCAATAAATACCAACCCAATATAATAACCAGAGCCTGGAACATGTACCACGGTACATAGATTAAAGTTACTAGCAATTCCATTATATCTCCTTCTCGAGCAGTTCTTGATCTGTATATAAACCGTCACAGCCTACACACAAAGTCACACCGCACTGCTCTTGGGTATTTCTTTCGTCTTCTAATTTACCGCAAACTTGACACTTGTTCACTATATCCTCCTAAACGTATCGGGATGTACAATCGGCTTGGGTTTAGAGTTATGAAAGTCATAGCCAAATATCCTATCCTCTTTCCAAATATCCACGATATACCGCCAGCCTCCAACCACATCATGCCTATCTTTTAAGGCTTCACGCATTTTCTTGCGTATAGTACGCAACGGTAGATGGGCATAAGTAAACAAGATACTATCTAGTGTGCTAAAATATTTTTCCATTATTCTTCCTCTATGCTTAATAAATGTTTTTCAGGTATTGAGTTAACTGCTTCTTCCACAGTTTCGTACTTCTCAAAAGTCTTTGTCTTATTATTAAGCACAATGACATCTAAACATTTTCCTGTCTCTCTCTGGTTCACTATTTCAAAATCACCAGCTTCAAGGTTTTGTTCTTCCTCTAGTTCCCAAAACATCCATACTATTTTTTCTTGTATTGTTTCCATTACTTTTCCTCTATAAGTAGTTCCGCAAACCTGTGCTTAGCCATTTCTTCTATAAGGCTACGAATCTTTTTGACTTCTCGTTGGTCAGCTTCTAAAACCTCGTGGTTGAAACTAGTACGGACAAGCATCCACAAACTAGATACTCCTATACTTTCTGTCCATTGTTGAACATACTCTTCTTCGTTAAACTTACGTGTACGATCTTTACCACCAAAGGTGGTATCTTTAATTGTTATTGTTTCCATAATTTTCTCCTAAATAGCCCAGCGACTATAAGCCACTGGGCATCATAGTTACGCAATAAGCATAAACCCTAGATCGATATCATATTTGATATCACGAGCATCAACCAATCGGGTAGCTAGTGCTTCCTCAACTGTTTTACCGTCTAGGACTAAGTGCCTCTCAGCATTGGTAGGAGCCCTCGCGACTTTTTCCTTATTATTAGTAAGGGTAGCTTTGAGGTCAAGACCACCAGCTTTTACCGTTTTGGTAGTGCTGGCTGCTATATCTGCTAAAGGACGTTTAGCTGATTTAGACTTAGGTGCAGTCGCCTTAGGACTTGCTTTTTTGGCTGTAGTAGATTTAGGCATTGCCGTTTCTCCTTTCTTAAAGTCAGCGTAATTACTAACTTATACACTTTATTATAGTTAGAAGTAAAGTAAAGTAAATACATGTTCGGGTTATTCCATATATTTTTTAAGAGGGCGATCCTCGTAGTTATATACGGTGACGTCACCACGATTACCGACCCAGCCAATAACCATGTTCTCAGTATCACGAACAATCCAGCCACCCATACGTTCATCTGAGTATTCCTCGATGGGAACTTTTTTATAGTCTTCTGGCACACGTGTGTAAAATAGATCTACAACTTCACTGAATGAATGTTTCATTTGTTCTCCTTGTTTGTATTTGCTTTTGTGCAAATAGATTACCTTCATTTTTCGAGTGGGTGGGTAGGCTACCATTAGGCAACCTCCTCCTTATCGTTTATCACTAAAGGTTTAAACATTGTGTGATAATACACAAACTCTTGAAAAGAATCACTAGGCTTGGTACACGTACTTTCAGACACAGACCACAGCTCATACTCAACGCTCCACATATAAATATACTCTATAAACAGCGTATCGACCCCTGACATATAAGCACGCAAAGACATAAACTTTTCAGCTTCATCATTCCATCGGTCACGTTCTTTCCATATTTCTTTAGGGGTAGGCTTGAGTGATCGTATACTACCTATCTCAAACAATCTACTTACTTTATCGGTAGTGTCATAATGTTCTAATAACATTTTACCGTTGTGCTCTGGGTAGCCATCGTAATGACAATAGATAGACATAACCTTACCGTCTGGTGCTTGTATAACAATATTACTTCTCGTTGACATTTGATTCCTCCTTACCTTCTTCTATTTCTTTTAACAACCTGTCGACTAAATCCCAGTCTTGGATAATTTTTACTTTTTCTGACATAACGTCTCCTATAATTAATTTACCTTATCAAGTTTACCTAGAACTAAGCCCATCACTAGGATGATTGGTAAATAAAAAGTACATTTTTACCACTCACAACGATAGCTTGATTACCATAACCACGTGTTCCATTATCAACAAGATATAACCCCTCACCTTCTTTTACTCGGTGAGGGATATACACATCTAAAAACAGTTTAGCTTCTTGTATGCTTGTAAATTCAAGGACTTTAAACTTCATCGTCCTTAGTAATAACACCCTTGAAATGCTCAGCCTCTTCCTCAAATTTCCAGCGTAGGTCTAAGTCTTGACTAAACTCAGGTTCACACAGATATTGAATTAACTTATCTATAACAGGTCTCGGCTCTGCCCATGCAGTCGTAAACTGGTATATGATTTTAGTATGACCGTTAGGTGTGACAAACTGTTTATACTCAATATCATAAGCATTCCATTTAGTACCCCAGTGTAGACAAGCAAAGTCATACCACCAGCAACTATTGTACTCAGCCTTACGTCTCCGTAATGTAAAGTCATCAATAGCATTATCAAACACCCAGTCAATATCAGGTACGGGACCAAAAATATTTTCATCCTGTCTATCCTGTACATACTCGTGCCAGTCTTTTTGAGAGTAGTAAAACTCCTCACCTTTAGCACCGACCATAGACGTATCTGCTATATCGGGGGGCATAGGTACAAGTGTGTTGAAATCAAAATGAGATATATCACTCTTAAGTTTATCTTTTATTTTTTCTATATCTTCAGCTGTGGAAGTGATCGCCACAGTATTATAGCAATGATTCGGCATATTTTCTCCTTATTTATATAACGGCTTTTAGCTTACCTTAGAACTTACTCAATGCTTAGGATTCTTGCGGTTATTCTTAACATGCAGCTTTCTTTCTCTGTACTGCATCTAATATCTCTGAGAATAATTTTCCGCTTTTTGTTTTACGTGGGGACATACTAACGAAGCCTCGATCTTCTACGTCTGCTTCTGTAATTTGCGTGGGTTTGATAACTTCTCCACGCTTTTCCTGATGCCAGCGTTCTAGCTTACGTTCAAAATTATGATAACGAATACTTTGTAGTTTAGGTGCCCCTGCTTTCTTTCTATAATGGTTTCTTAAGGTCTTTGCTTCCCAATAATTTTTACCACTGTATCTTGCTTTAGCTCTTTTTTCGTACTTAGCATCCGCTAAAGCGTACTCACTGCGTAATAACATATGTAAATCTTCCATGTCTTCCTGTATAAAAGCGGTGAATCCATTATTATCTTCTTCTGCACAATCTGCGTACAGTTCAGCTTGAGCGAGTATATTAGGGTCAACATACATCTCAGGCATACCATCTTTTTTAAGCAAACCATCCCGCCAACCTATACTGCCCGCACTGTATTCATTTCTGTTACGGGAGTATTGTTCTTGCTTAGCACAATAAGTTGAACAATGTGGACTTGTGATTCTATCTTCAGGTAATGGGTCACCACAGTACACACAACTTCTACTCATGGGGAAAGTTCTCCAGTGATAAAATTAGCTGAGTCTATATGAAAACAGGTATCTATAAAACCTGCCTTGCGTGGTGTCCACAGCGTCACACACATTTTATCTCGATTGCGCCACCTGGAGAAACCGCAGCTCGTAGGAAGACCCCACGCTTTAAAACTTTTACTCTTTAACGAGTACATCTTCTAGCAAACCTTTAGCCGTGACTCGTATAGTGTGTGCTAACGAACCACGATGCATTTTTTCAAATACTTTGAGCCCTTCCGCTTTAGAATATTCTTCCTCTCTGTGGACTCTTTTCTCTTTACAGTTCATATTATACCATCTAATAAAGTTTTGCTCGTACGTATCACTGTTTTTATATTTAAATTCTTCCATAACCTCTCCTATAATAATATGTGGTTAGGGTAAAGAGCTCGCACATTTTATCCTTACGTTTCCTAGGTCGAGCACCTAACCACATAGTTAATTACTTAACCCTTAAAGCATAGGTTAGAAGTAAAGGAAAGTAAAGTATAAGTTTAGGAAGAAAGGCAAAGGTTAATGCTCTTCGTATTCTCCTTCTATAACCTTGCCTTGAGGTAGGATACCACCTGTTTCGTAGTAGAGTTGTTGCATACGTTCTAGCACTTCTTCTTTTGACATGCTGTCTACTCTATTAACAGTTAGCTCACTGCGATTTACATAAAGACCTGCTGCTTTACCTCTTGCCACTTCGGCAGTCACGGCAGCAGACCACGCACCATTACGCATAGCCCCATCACGTATCTCTTTGAGATCTACTAAATGGTTGCCCAACGTGAGCTCAGCTTTATCTGCAGCTTTGGTTTGTAATTGATGAATACGATCTTTGACTATTGGGTTTGCGTCACTGCTTAACATAGTGCCAGCACGACCTGCGTTTTTCTCACTGTAGCCAGCACTTTTTGCAGCGTCTTTCTTTTTCATACCTTTCGCTACGTTTTGTGCAAACTTTTCTTGCTTAGGGGTTAGTTTCTTACTCAAAATTCTCTCCACACACGTAGTTTATAGTCACCTTCTTCCTCTATTTTACGTGTAATAAATTTCTTTTTATTTCTTCTAGCATAATTAGATAAGGCTACCCTAAGTTTTTGTATATCATCAGAGTCCCAATACTCAACGGTAAAGTTTTCACCTACCTTCATTAGATGTAGATTATATTTATTATTGCGAGGCATAATTTCAGGTATAGGAACACCTTTTTCAAAAGAGGATATTTTCATAATTTAATGTATGCTTGGTACTAAGTTTTTGTCGATAGTTTCTAAAGATCTCCAGATATCAATGTCACAGTCAATTATAGCTGAGCCAAGGTCTGGCAGAAATATACTAATTCTCATGTGTGGTTCACACTCTTCACCGCTTTTATGTTGATGTAATAAAAGTGCACTTGCTACAAAAACTATTGAGTCAAAGTCTTTATAACCCATTGATTCTATTGACTTTTTTAGATCTACTTTAAGTTTATCTATATCAACCTGACGGTTGTATCCATGCTTTTCTGCAAACTTATTAATAAGTTCTATGTCTTGCCAGATAACTTTTCTATAATCTTTATCAAACATTTATCACCTTTTTATTTATTTAAACATATACTTTAGTTTACTTCTAACTTAGAGTAAAGCTAATCATTACCACCACCGTACAACCAAAATACCAGCAAGTAACGGTCACCGTCTTCATCAACTGGTAAGCCACGGTGCATGTGTGTAAAGCTAGGGAAAAATAAAGCATGCCCATTCGGTAACGGTTCTACAGTAGTACGACCATGAAACTCAGTTCCGCCACCTTTATAGTTGCCAGTGTTTAACGGTACAACCATACTAATATCTGCAGTCTGGTCATGGTGCCACGCACCTTGCTTTTTATCTTTTACGTTATAGTTCGCAATCTGTATAGTTGAAGCAGAACTACAGTAACGTTGCCATATTGACATAAAGATAGGGTTCATAACATTAAAGACTACGCCAAGCATCGAGTTAAATAATTCTGGTGCTTTTTCGTGAAGTATTATTTCTGGTATCTGTCTAAGTTCATCTTCTTCTGCGTTAGGTTCAAAAGCCAAATGTTGTTTCATATTCTCTATTTCGTCTAACATGGTGTCACAAAACTCTTGCGTAAATAAAGGCACAGAATATATATCATGCCCATGGTCAGTGACATATTCTTGCAGTAAATTGTTCACATCACCTAACCCTTCACTTTGATGAAACTCCTGTAAACTTTTCATAGAATCTTTAGTTAACTCAAGAGTAGTTTTATCTAGCATCCACTCAGCTTTAATAGTAAGTAAAAAGTTTTTAATCAGGTACGGAGGGGGTTGCATAAGGGCTCCATTTAATTGTTTTTAGCTAGGGTATACCTAAGTATAGGTTATTATTTTCAACGCTGTAAGGGGCTGCATTTAGCCGACTATTTCAGCATAACCAGACTTGATATCATACTTTATATCAGCAAGTTTTATGGTGTCCTTGCTTAATAATGTTTTTACTTTTGTTTTCTTATACAGCCTATGACGTGCTGCGTTTTTCTCAGACTTAGCTTCTTTACCTGTAGCTTGAATAACACTCTCATTAGTTATTCCTACACTAGCTTTTACTGGCTTAGATTTTTTAACGACAGGTGCGTCTTCTTTTACAGGACTGTGTACATAGTGACTAGATAAATCTTTGTCAGTAGGTTTTACAGCATGGGGCTTTACTAATTGCCATATTTGATGAGACATTTTTTGTCTATTGCCATTAAGTTTAGCCTGTTCTTTTAGTTTCTTTTTACTGTACATGTTATACAGCATGAAATGTTTTTCTGCGTTTAACCAAGTACGACCACTAAATCTATCGGGGTCATATAGTAAGGCAGAACCACCTTTTAATTTACCTACGTTTTCTACTGTAGTCAACACAACTCTTTTCCAATCAACCCCATCAGGTGTGTTACTGATAAAGGCAATCACTTCAGTTTTATTTAATTGTTTTTCCATGGTAATAGTTTAATTACGATTAAGATAGTGTAAAGGAACGGTGCCGTAAAACACCGTTCCATATACAGTTATGCAACGTTAGCGTACTCAATAGCTTTAGTCATAGCTTTCTGCTTCAACGAAGCACGACCGCCAAACCAAGCATTATGTAAAGACGCGTCACGGTCATGACCCCACTTATGGTCAACTACGAAAGTAACAGCATTCATAGCACCCCACCACGTACCCTTAGATGATTTAAGGTTAGCTCCTGGCTGTTCCTCAATCGCTTGGTGTACCAAAGATGGTATGCGTTTAAACTCATCAACCATAGATTGACGTGTCGCTATCGCTTTGACATTACTCATTTTTTCTATCTCAGCTTGTGCTACGAGTAGCTCAGGTTGAAACAGGTCAGCAATGTAGTTAACAACCGTGTCTTTGTTAAACTGTTTACTACTAAGAAACTCAGCACTCTGCTTAAATTCCTCCATGCGGTTACCAGCTAGACCCAAAGCCTGCTCTGCTGAAGCAAACACTTGATGGTCAAGAGCCTTAACATGAGGCATCTTAAAACCAGCGGTGCGTTTGTCAGACAAAGCCATGGTCAACGTATTATTACAAACTACCCTGATAGGTGTAAACCTAATCTCATTAGACCTACCCCATTTATGAGACACGTTTACTAATAAGTACCCTAGTACACGGTCATCACCTGGAAGCGTAAAGTCTTTACTGACATTAGCTAAGCCCCAAACCTGCTCGCCACCTTTCAGCGACCCAGCAGTTTCCATTTTCATGTGTCCAGCGTCAGTAAACTTTTTGAAAAATTCAAAAGCCTCTGAGTTTTGGCTAGGGACAAACCTTGGACCACATGGACCAAAAGTTTTGTTATCACTATCACGGACTAACACAGAGTAATTTTCTACACCAATGATTTCATCACTAGCGTTTACGTCTGGGTCAGCGTGGGTAAATAAATGCCTTTTACTTACTGTCCAGTCAAGTCCAGCAGCAACCAGCATCTCTTGTGGTGTTAGGTCATCTTCGACCTGTACACCTAGACCATGCCAAGGGGTTTCCCCAGCATAAGCCATCGTTTCTACAGCATCAGCCATAATTTTCTCCTTTCTATAAATGTCTTCGTATAATTACTTAACATAGGTACTACTTTATATAAAAGCGTTAAGGATAAAAGCATAATCTTAAAGATTATAGGCAAGTTCATAACTTAACCAGTTATCAAATGTAAGGACTACTGTAATAGAATTATCTCGTATCCCCATCTCCAGCATAGACCACAAAGGAACACAGACTCTTATTGGTTGGTGGTTATATTTCCAGATCAGAACAGGGATAGTATCTCCGCACGCACCACAGACTTGTTTCCACCATTCTTCTTTATACCAGTTACCAGAAGCATAACGTTTACATTCAAGTGTGTGATTCGGTATATTTAAGTCACCTAAATCTTTTTCTTGATACTGTTCTAAGTTGCGTTTGACTTTATAGTCGTACCCTATTTCGTCAAAGTACCTATTAATAAGGTTAGCTATTTCACGTTCAAAAGAAGCCCCTTTATTTCTTGAATTTATTTTACCCATGTTTTGTTTTTATTAACCTCACACCTTCTGACTCTAACCAATTTCTCATAGCTTCATTAACTGCTTTAGAACCGTTTTCTTTAAAAGTATCTTTCATCTTTTTATGTGCCTTGTTATACGACTCTAGACCTTTGTAATAGTTACCATCCCCTAGTGTACAGTAACGTATTATTTGCCACACTCGTTGTTTTGATATGTCATACTTGTAGCCTATATCTTCAAGCGTTGTATAACTGTTTGTATAGGTCATATATATATTAAAATATATATCTTTTAACTCAGCTTTCTTCATTGGATACTCTCCTCCTTAAATCACTTGTGCTAAATGAATGTTTTCTACTTGTGTAGAAAATCTCGTGCAGACCTTCACCTGTAAAACTTATGTTTGTATAATCTTCACCCACAAACCTGATATCAATAGGTGTAGACTCTAGTAAATCTATAAGACTTTCTTCAGTGTCGTATGGTATTATCTCGTCTACATACTTAACTGCGTTTAGTTGAACAAACCTTTCGTAAACTGATTGTACAGGTGGATTCTTTTCTTTTCTGTCAATTGATGGATCTGTTTGTAGACCTACAATTAAGTAATCACAATTTTCTTTTGTTTCTTTTAGCATCACTATATGACCAGCATGTAGCAAATCAAAACAACCGCAGGTAAAACCTTTTATCATTTAAAATATTCTCTATAATCTGTAACGTTACCCCAGCTTGGACCAATTTCTGCATCCACTTTATTAGGTACTTTCAGTTCTACACAGTCTCTCATTATTTCTATAACTTTTTCACACTCTTGTTTATT